ACACACGAATCTCTAGTAATTAATTTTACAGAATCCAAAACACTATCAGAAGATCAAGTAAGAGATTCCATCTCACTACTCAATGAACTTAGTGAAAACAAAAACGATCCAACTGAAAAACAATGGCTGATTGAACAAACTGAAAAATTTTGTCAAGATAAAGCAATCTATAATGCCATCATGGAATCAGTTTCGATTCTAGATGACAAACAACACAAAAAATCTAAAGGTGAAATTCCTGGTTTATTGAGTGATGCTCTTGGAGTTTCATTTGATTCTTCAGTTGGTCACGACTATATTCAGGATTCAAATGATCGATATGATTTCTATCATAAGACCGAAGCACGAATTAAATTCGATTTGGACATGTTTAATAAGATCACCAAAGGTGGTCTACCAATAAAGACACTCAATATTGCTTTGGCTGGTACAGGCGTTGGTAAGTCTTTATTCATGTGCCATGTGGCAGCTTCTTGTCTTTCTCAAGGTCATAATGTATTGTATATTACTTTAGAAATGGCAGAAGAAAAGATTGCAGAACGAATTGATGCCAATTTATTGAACATCGATATGCAAGAACTTCATACTATAAGTAAAAATGACTATGATAGGAAGTTTGATGTTCTACGCAACAAGACACATGGTAAATTAATTATCAAAGAATACCCTACTGCGGCCGCATCGACATTGCATTTCAAATCGTTATTGAATGAATTGCATTTAAAGAAAAACTTTAAACCACATATTATCTTTGTTGACTATTTGAATATTTGTTCGTCATCTAGGATTAAACCTGGTGCAAGTGTAAACTCCTATTCTTATATTAAGGCTATTGCAGAAGAATTGAGAGGCCTTGCTGTTGAGTTTGCGGTGCCTGTGGTTTCTGCAACACAAACTACAAGAAGTGGTTTTACAAATACAGATCCAGGTCTAGAAGATACATCAGAATCTTTTGGTTTACCTGCAACTGCCGATTTTATGTTTGCTTTGATTTCTACTGAAGAACTAGAACAACTAAATCAAATCATGGTCAAACAATTAAAAAATCGTTTTGGTGACCCTAATCACTATAAACGCTTTGTTGTTGGTATTGATAGGAGTAAAATGAGATTATATGATGCAGAACCTACTGCACAACAAGGTATTGCAGATTCAGGACAAGATGATGAACCGATCAATACTTTTGGTAATCGTGAACGTAAGTTTAATTCCAAATTTGAAGGAATAAAAGTATGAAAGTAATTACACTAGAAACTAAAGATGAAAAAATTAAAAAACAAGATCGTAATGATTTTTTGGAAATAATTGACACCTTTAGGGAACGATTTGTCAATGGTGAATTGGATGAATTTGTTATTTCATGTTTAGATGCAGAAGGTGAAGCTGAAATCTATGTTGCCAGTCAAGACCTTGTTGGTGCTGTTGGCATGTTTGAATTAGGTAAAGAAGCTTTACTATCACAATACAGATGAATAAAGAACAAGCTATACATTGCTCAAAGGTTTTTTCGGACTATTTTGATAAGTTTGAGAGAATTGATGACTACATGCGTGATGAAAAATTAAATTCATTATCAACCAGACCAGCGGCTTTATTTGGCATGGGACCTGAAGAAGATTTATTTTCAGATTTTACAATGTCACCTAATGATATGGATTTTGAAATACTAGAATTACCGGCCGACAGATGGTCTGGTTATTTGGATATTATTTCATCACATAACAATCTATCCTCACCCGGTCGTAATCTTAGATTGGCCGTATTAGAAAAGAAAACTCAGAAATGGGTTGGATTCATTCGCATTGGTTCACCAACTATTATGATGAAACCTAGAAATGAATTACTTGGTCAAGTGATTACCAATCTACCCGAAACAACCAAGTCATTTAATAAATCTACGGCAATGGGTTTTGTGATTGTACCTGCACAACCATTTGGGTTTAATTATCTTGGTGGTAAATTGTTGGCCGCTATCTGTTGTTCGCATGAAGTTCGTGAAATGTTAAACAAAAAATATGACATGAATACTTGTCTATTTGAAACCACCAGTTTGTATGGTACTTCTAAAACAGTATCGCAATATGATGGTATGAAACCTTATTTGCGTTTTCAAGGATTAACAGAGTCTAATTTTTTACCTATGATGAATGGTCAACCTTATGAAGATATTAAAAACTTTGTAGAAGAAATAGAAGGCGGTCCAATTGTGCCAGAAAATGCATCAAGTCGCAAATTAAAAATTATTAATACAATCATCGGAATGACTAAATCCGCATTGAAAAATGATAAAGAAGAATATGATAGGTTCATGTTAAGTATTGATAAAGCCAAAGGTCTTACTCAGAGAAAACGATACTATTATTCGGACTATGGTTTTAGTAATATGAAAGATGTGGTTCTTGGTAAAACAGATAAACTTATCAAAAACAAAGAAAATTACGATAAACATCATTTAGAAAATATTGTCAAGTGGTGGAGAAACAAAGCCTGTAGTAGGTTTACAACACTTCAGACAGAAAATCGTATTAGGACTGAACAAGAAGTGTGGACTGGCGACAAACCTATTGACATTATCCGTTAAATGTAATAGGATAAATACTCCTACTAAACAAACGGAGTATTAAATGGCAGACGGACAATCAGGAGCAGGTGCAGAGATTACAGCGTTAGCTGAAAGCCTTCAAGCCTACGCTTGTGCCACAAGACAGTACCTTGGAAAAGACCTTACTGATGTATCACAAATAACAGAAAAGACTATTCGTGATGCTGACTGTGATAGGTCTTTATCTAAATGTTTAAAATCCTTGGATGGTAACTGGATGACTAGTGTAGTTAAAACCGCTAATCAAATATTTTCTGATGTTCCGGGTGCAAGAGTTGGTAACAGATATAAATTTTATCGTGGTGGTAAATTTGTAAATTCAATATATGATGAATGGCGTAGATTTAAAAAAGGCAGCGGCATCACAGGAGATGATAAGTGGAATCCTGCGGATATATGGATGGTCAAAAAAGATTTTAAATTTAAAGATGGTTGGCCAACTCTAAGGGATTACAATCGTTATATTTTTGATTCATTTGCCAATAAAAATTTAATTGGCATTTCATTAAAAAAATTAGATCCAAAAAGTTCAGCACATTCCAAAATATTTAATAACGGCAAGCCTTTAGTTGCAACTTTTACAGGTGTGAAACTTGGAATTAATATGTTAGATTCTAAAGACATTTATATAAAGTTCAAGTCTGAAGGAAAAGATGGAGAAATACAATTAAGAAATTTTTCAAGTCGTCCTCAACCATCATCATGGCAAGGTGAGATTAAAGGTAAGACGGCAGCTGGCGGTAAAATTGGTGGCGGTGTAATTATGGAAGGTGCGAAAGATACAGGAATTCAAAGTAGTAAATTGTCACAACCAAATCAAACACCCATCGATAGGCCAACTGAAACACAATTTAAAGAATTTGCCACAATGTTTAAAGATTTATCTGGCAGTAAAGAATGGATGCTTTGTGTTCATACATGTTTCAATACGCATCTTCAGCCACAAAAAATAGTAGTATATTCATAAAGTATAGCTAAAATGAAATTTATAGAGTTTTTAAAAGAATCGAAAGAAGGTAAAAATGTACACTTAGAGCACATTGAGGATGAAGTTCTCAATGGTGGTGTTGCTGGTGCTCGTAGTGCCATTAATTTTTTACAGTCTTTGCGTAACATGTTGGCAGGTCATGCCGAATCTAAAGTTAATATCACTACAAAATGGGATGGTGCTCCTGCTATTTTTTGTGGAGTAAATCCAGAAAATGGTAAATTTTTTGTTGGTACAAAATCTATCTTTAATAAAAATGCAAAGTTAAACTACACAGATAAAGATATTGATGAAAATCATCCGGCTGAAGGTTTAAATAATAAACTAAAGTATGCACTAGAACATTTGTCAAAATTAGGTATTAAAGGTGTGTTGCAAGGTGATATGATGTTCACTAGAGGCGACCTTAAAAAAGAAACAATTGATGGTGAATCGTATATTACATTTCAACCAAATACTATTGTGTATGCAGTACCATCTGCATCTAAGTTGGCACAATCAATGATGGCTGCTCAAATTGGTGTGGTGTTTCATACAACATATTCTGGTAAAACCATGGAAGATATGAAAGCAACATTTAATGTTAACCTTGGTGGACTTAAAACTACAAAAAATGTATGGTATCGTGATGCTTCATTCACCGATGCTTCAGGTTCAGCAACATTTACAGAAGCCGAAACAAAACAAATTTCAAGAATATTATCACAAGCAGGTACATTATTTCAAAGCATACCTGCATTAACACTTAATCGAATTTCAGCAAGTGATGTATTATTAACTTATATCAAAACATTTAATAATGCTAAAGTTCGTGAAGGTAAAAAGATTACAGATACTCGTATTCATACTATTGAATTAATTAAGTATGTGGAATCACAACTAAATAAAAAGATACAAGAAGTCAAAAGACAAGACAGTAAACAAAAATACATATCAGAAAAAACTGAAGTTATGAGATTCTTTCGTGCATCTGCACCAGCACTTAAAAGTATTTTTGATTTGATGAATTTGTTGGTCGAAGCAAAACTCATGATTGTTCGTAAATTAGAAACCATTCGATCAATTGGTACTTTTGTAAGAACAGACGATGGATTTAGAATTACAGCACCAGAAGGTTTTGTAGCAGTAGACAGATTAAAAGGTAATGCAGTTAAATTAATTGATAGAATGGAATTCAGTCAGGCTAATTTTAACGCAGCTAAGGCATGGAGTAAATAATGGCATACGATATTAATAAAATTCTTGCAGAGTACGGTGATGACGATTTTGGTTTTTCTGCCGTTTCTGAAGAAGATTACAATGCAGTCATTAATGAAAAGGCTGATACTGTCGATGAATATTCTGCAAGACTTAAAGAAGTTGAAAAATTAGTTTTGCCGTTTTTTACCAAACTATTAAAAACGGCAGATAAAGAATACATTTATTGGCCAAATCGCAAGGCTGCAATTGAAGCACAAATACAAAAAATTTTAGCTCTCACAAGAAATGACTAAGAAAAAAATAGAAGAAGCTTCTTATGCCGGTAATATTGGTGTGATGGAACTAGTTAAGTTTCACAACATTGCCTCATCTAAAGAGAAAAGTCAGTTAAAATCACATATTGCAAATAAGAAAAAACATGACGCTTGGAAGTTAATCCAGCAGGTTACAGG